GGGGGGGGGTAGAGGGGTGGCAGCCCCCCAGCGGTGCCGGCGTGTGTGTATATATATACTCTCTCCACAATTACGCCGTGTGTGAGGCCAAGTCAGTAACGATTATAGGGGTATGAGGCTTAGAACTGGCACAAACAATCTTTTGGTAGAAATAGTCCAAAGTTTCCCAATAACTCCAGCTATTCTTCTTCTTCAAAATCTCAACAATTCGAGTTTCTGAATAAATTGCCACTGGAAGGTCATTTTGTTGAATGGTGGCAAATCCGATAAGAGCTTTATCTAGGTCGTCTAGAAGAATTGCTTCTGGATTTCGTTCTTCTAATTGCAGCTTAATAACTTCAGATCTTCTCATATTGCCTCTTTTTTAATTTAAATAGGGCCAGGATAAAAAGTGAGAAAGGCTTAACACTTTATACATCCTGACCCTGGAGAGAGATCAAAATTTAGTAATCTAGGCCAATTTAGGGTATAGATGTTAAATCTATGCTTCTAGATTGTTTCCTAGATTTGGAGCAGGTCAAAACCCCCCCTTACCCCCCCAGAGAGAAGATTCTCTGATGGCACTAATCTGAGTGGGTAAGAGAGGAAATTAACCTGCGATTATGCTTCTGAGTTGCCTCTGAGTTTATCGCAGCGTACCGAAGACCCCCCGGAACTTGGCACTGTCTGAATCGTCATAGAAGGTGTACCAAATTCTCGGGGGGTTGTCAAAGGTTAGTATTTAGAAGGGGATATCCATGTTGTCGTCGTTTTTTGCGGGAGCTGGCGAGGGATTGTCGGGTTTGCAGGAATCAAAATGGCTAACCCACCAGGAGGGTCTTTTTGGGTCTTCAGAAATGGGCATTTTTTTATTGTTTTTAGTTACGGTCCAAATAATGTCAGATCCGCATTTTTTGCAATTAGTGATTTTGCCATTGTGGGGTTGTTTGCAAATCCAGTCTCCTTCAGATTCGCATTTGACCCATTGTGCTTTGACAATAGGTCTGCCGTTATTGTCATTTTGCTGAGATTGAGATTGTATTTCAGTGGCAGCCAGTTTTCCAATTTGGCCAATAGAGGTGGAGAGTTTGTGAAGCTCCTGGGCGAATTTGTCGAGACCTGGGTTTTCCTCAATGAGATTCCTGACATCTGTCAAAATTTTATTGTTTTTTTCCATGTTCTCATTGAGAGTGGCGAGTGCGTCTAAAAGTTCTTCTGTCAAGGTCTTACCTTTCTGATACAGTGCGATTTAGCACTAGGGGGAAACTTGAGTCACCAACATAAGATGCCAAAGGTAGGAAGTAAACGCCAGACAAAAGTGGGTGTTTATTTGATAAGAGAGCAACGCCGGCACGATATGCAAAAGGGCATAGAGCAGGGGTTGCATTTTGTGGACGCGGCGGATAAGGCCGGGATTCCGTATGAAGTGGCAATGGGAGCGGTGGCCACGGACGAAGAATTCCAGGGTTGGTGGAAACTGACCCAGGATCGACCCAGACTTGCCAAACGCAAAAACATGGTCGAGAAAATGAACCCCATGCAAATCAAGAAGGATTTTGTTAACAAACTGGCCAAGGCGGGTTTGTTTGACAAGATTCCTCAAATGGTGGAGGGGGCCGATCCTGACACTCCTGAAGGCCGAGAAGTGCTGGGATTCATGATCAAATATTTGATTAAAGATATTTTGCCCAAAGAGGTGGCTTCCAAGGTGGAGCATACCCAGAAAGAGAACCTGAATGAGCTGAGTGACGAGGAGTTGGTAAAAATGCTCCAGGATCGTCGAGACGCTCGTCAGTTGGCTATCCAGGAGCGAGAAGAGGCTGACAAGGCTCGCTTGTCCTATGTGGAGAGTCAGGAGCAGGAAGAGGAAGAAGAGGAGTTTAAGGAATGAGCGAGGCCCTCAATAGAGACCAGCTTTTAGCAGAGCTGGAAATTGAGCAGGAACTGGCTCGGAGGGCTGAGTATGACAAGCTCAGTCGATTGGCTCCCAATCCTCGTCAATGGGATTTCATTAATAGTGAAACTCACGAAACTTTGTTTGCAGGATTGAACCAGGCTGGAAAATCCACGGCTTTGTGTATGAAAGCGGCGTACCACCTTACGGGTTTGTATCCGCCGGAATATGAGGGTCCAAGATTTGAAGGTCCGATTAATGCAGCCATTGGGGGAGAAACGGCACAAAGTACACGAGATCTTTTGTGCGACCGATTGCTGGGAGGTCTTCAGGAACGGGGAAGTGGTTATATTCCAGAACATTGCTTTGACCCTGAAAAGGATATCGTTCGGTTAAGTGGGGGAATCGCTAACCAAATTGATTATTTCATGGTGAAGCATTTTGACGCAGACGGTCGACATGACGGTATGAGCAAGTGCATGGTTTTCTCATACTCAACAGGTTGGCAGCGTTTGCAGGGATATACCCTGAATTGGATCGGGATTGACGAGGAACCACCCTTCCCGGTCTATGACGAGTTTTCTGCTCGACTAAACGCCACAAAAGGGAGAATGGATATTTCCATGACTCCCCTCCAGGGCGAAACAGAATTGTACATTCTCTTCGAGCAGGACAAGAGTGGAGTGCGGGAGTTGGTGAACTACGACATCACCGACGCGACCCACATGGACGCAGAGCATCGAGCAAGTCTTATAGACAAATACAAAAATCATCCTTTGGCTGAAGCTCGATTGCATGGAAGACCCGTCAGGGGAGCGGGAATTATCTACACAATGCCTAATGAATTATTGGTAGTAGATGATTTCAACGTACCTGCTGAATGGCCACAAATTATTGGATTAGATTTTCCTCATGGGGTGGGTTTCTTTGCTTTAGTAAAAATGGCTTACGATGAATCTAATGATGTGCTGTACATAACGGGTGAGTACAAAGACCAAGGAAGAGACACGGTTCACTATGCTCACCGGGCTTTGGCTATGGGAGCCGAAAGTATTAACTGCGCTTGGCCCCACGACGCGGGCCGAGGATTTATTGATGGAGGCACAATCAAACAAAAGTATGACGAGTTTGGTTTAAAAATGCTTAAGACCAGCAGTCATATGATTGGTCACGATGGGAAAAAGACTTTTGCGATTATGACGGTCATTGAAGAAGTGATTGATCGAATGCAAATGGGAAGTTTTAAGATTTTCAAAAGTTGCCAAGAGCTTTTAAAGGAAAAAAGAACTTACCGACACGATTCTGGAAGAGTAAAGGCAAAGCAAGACGACCATTTAATAGATGCGATGCATAAAGGTGTCATGATGTTAAGAGAAGCAGAGCCTCCTAATTCTGGGGGGTATCGATTGCCATTTAAGTTGCCCGAGTTCGATTTCTTTGGTTAGGGGATGACATGAGTTTAGATCAAGAACTGAACATCAGGTTGGGATACCTGAAGGGCAGAAGAAACAACCACGAGAATACCTGGCAAGAAATCAATGATTTGATGCAGCCATTCCGTGGAGACATTACGACAAAGAAAAGTCCTGGAGGAAAAAGGATTGGAACGGTGTTTGATACCACCGCCATGAATGCCGCTGATTCTTTCGTCAACTTCCTTAAAAGTGCTGTTTTGCCCAGTTCTTCAGACTGGCTTCGATTGAAACTTCGAGATCGTGAAGCAGACGTTGCGGTAAGGACTCAACTCGACCGAGCGGCTATGAAGATTCTCGAAGCTCTCGCAGATTCCAACTTCTACATCCAGGCTACCAGTGCATTGAGGGATTTTGCCATTTTGGGCAACAGCACTCTTTATGTGGAAGAAGACACTCCAGTACTAAACAAAGACGACTCCACTTTTGGGGGTTTAATTTTTGAAGCGGTGCCGGTCGAAAATATGTGGTGGCTTCTCGGCAAGGGGCAAAAGATTGTCATGGCTTGCCGGGAAATGGAACTGCCGGCGGCAGATGCCATGAAATACTTTGAGGGCAATGCTGGCCCCAGTGCAGAAGACATGATGATGCGAGGCAACCCTATGGAAATGGTGCCTTACTATCACTTTGTTTTCCCAACGGGTCGATACAGTCCCGTTACCTCAGCCGTGGACACGAAAAAAGACTATGCCAGTGTATATTTGTGCGGAGAAAGTGGAACGATTGTTCGTCAGGGTGGATATGACTTCATGCCCTACACGGTTTCTCGATACATGGTGGTCGATGGTGAAGAGTATGGACGGGGCAAAGGTCACCTGGCTCGTCCAGACGCTGCTGGAATCAATGAACTGAGAAGACAAGTTTTGATTGCCGCAGGAAGAGACTTGAATCCGCCTCTTATGGTGGAACACGATACCATGGTGGAGTTAGACATTGCTCCTAATGGAATTATGGTGACTCGACCTCCTCAAAAAATGGCTCCGCAGTTTCTAAAAAGTGGAACTGATTACGGAGTGGCAGACATGATTGCTCGTCAAGATCGTGATCAGATCTTAAAAGTATTCTTAGGCGATGTGTTGCAGGAACCGGATACTCAGCCTCGATCTGCGGAAGAATCTCGTCAAAGACAAATGCGAGCAATTCAACGGCTGGCGGCTCCAGCGGAAGTGGTGAACTACGAGTTTTTGCAACCCGTCATTGGGACAATCATCAGGATCATGCAAAGGGGCGGTGCCTTGGCTGAACTGAATGAGGTGGCAGAGATACTTGGAGAAGACATTACCATTGATGTGGAGTTTGCCAGCCCATTTTTCACGGCAGCCAAAGCAGCCTCTGCCCTGCGGGTTCAGGCTTTCCTGGAAAGAAGACTTTCTCTATTCCAGGCCACTCAAGACTCGGCCTTTATCGACGATCTCGACCCGGATCGTATTGCAGAATACGACAGTCGCATGAGCGATGTGCCGGCAGATATCTTCCGCACCGAAGAAGAAATTGAGCAGCGGAGAATGGCTAAGGCAGAAAAGGCCGCCCAGCAGAGAATGATGGAAATGATGATGGCTTCTCAGGGAGGCACTCCGGCCAGTGGGCCAAGTCCGATTCCTGTTGGTGCTGGAAATCTGCCAGGAAGCAGTGTTCCACCAGAAGTGGGAGGGCAATAGTGGCTAAGAAAAAACGGGACTATAAAAAAGAGTACCGTGATTTCCATGGAAAGCCTGAGCAAATCAAAAGAAGAAGCATGAGAAATCAAGCTCGCAGGAAAATGAATGCCAAACCTGGTCAAGAGGTGGACCACAAACGCCCCTTGTCCAAGGGAGGCACGAATCACAAAAGCAATCTGCGGATTGTGAGCCGGCGAGTAAACAGAAAGAAGGGCAGTAAATGAGTAATGTTTACTCAGACAAAGATCTCCAAATGTTTGGGGACTTTGACCAGGTGTTTGGCTCTGAAGAAGGCAAAAGAGTGTTGAAGTGGATGGAAAAGTTTTTCGGAGTACGGGAAACCGTGGAGCCGGAAGAACAACTTAACACTGTTTTAAGAAATCAGGGCGAGTTGAAGATAATGGGCATTTGTCCCATTGGACTGGCAAAAAGAAAAGGGTTACAGGCGGCGTATTGGAAGATTGTGGCCATGGTCGAGGAAGCCAAGAGGCTGAGAAAAGAAAGGAAGTCCGTTGAGTGAAGAGAATCAGGATTCCGTAGAATCTGAATCCCCTCCGAGAAAGTACGCCAATAAGTACGAATCTCCGGAAGATTTGGAATCTGCTTACAATAATCTGAATAAAAAGTTCAGCAGCACGTTGCGAGTGCCTGATACCGAGGCAACTCCTGACGAGTGGGAAAAGTTTTGGGGCAAAATGGGGCGACCGGAAACGCCACACGGATACTCCATGCCTGAAAATGAGCAACAAAGACAGGCTCTTGATCCCATGAGTAAAGTGGCCTACGAGGCAGGTTTGACCAAAGGTCAATGGGACGCGTTAAGTCAAGTTGCTAAAAATCAGCTGGTGCGAGATTCTGAAGCAGAAAATGCTCAGATTGAAAAAATGCGTGAAGAGTGGCAAAACAGTGCAAAAATTCGTTACGGTGAATCACTGGACGAAAAACTAGCCCAGGCGAAAAGAACCTTAGACGGTTTGGTCGAAGTCAACCCGGATATCAGCTCGGTGCTGTCAAAAACGGGTTTGGTAGATCATCCGGCTATTTTGGAAATGATGATTCAAACAGGAGAAACAATGTCAGACGATAAAAGCCCCGATCAGGCAGTCAGCACTCCCGGTGGGGACAATGTTGATGCTTTGGTCAATGAAGGACTGAAGTTGATGAGCAAGGGCAGCCCCCTTGACCCTCGCCACGAGGATTACCGCACCGACTTCAAGCGGTATATGGAGATTCAGGAAATCCTGATGAATGCCGGATATCAGGGTCTCACAGACCCCAGATTTAAGGTTTAGCATGAAGATACGTCACACCTTTTTAGTAGACCAAGAAGCGGTAAATCGGGCGAGAAACGCAGTTTGTGACCTAGAAAACCTCACCCTTTCCTGTTTGATCAGCCAAGCCATCCATAAAGAAGTGGATCGTCTGGAAGGCAAAAAAGGTGGGACGTTTCCTCAAAGACAGTCAGAATTAAAGGGTGGTCGGCCCAGGAAAAAAAGTGTTGACAAAGTAAAATAATTAAGGATGCTAATCCTTGGAGCCGACACCCTCTCTTGAGGCCGGTCCCTGACGCTGTGAAAGAATAGCGGCAAGGCACCCGATAGCCCACGGCGAGGCCCGATTGCGGATACCCTCTCGGACAAGTTTTTACTTAACTTTTCTAGAGAGGAGTATGCAATGGCATACCCAACAACCGCTGCGGCTAATTGGCCTGGAGCAGTGGGCAGCGACACTAACTATGTCGATCTTTTCAAACAGGCTTACGCCGACACCATTCGCCTCAAAGCACAGACCATGGAAAGTCGTCTTTCCGATACCTGTACTTACGAGGAGCTTCGTGGTGATCCGCTGAACCTGGATTCTTACAAGCCGGTGGCAACGACCACTCGTGATCGTGGTCAGCTTTTTGGTAAGCAGACCATCGATAAGAACTACTCTGAAACTCTGACCGAGCGTAGAACCGTGGTTCCAGAGTTCCACGAGTTTGCCGAACTGTTCGATCCTCGCGACGAACCGGCTCTTCTTCGTGCCATTCGCCCCGATTCCAATTACCTGATGAACGTGGCAGCAGCCTTCGCTCGTAAGAAAGACGAAGTGATTCACTCCGCTCTTTCCGGTTCTGCTGGGGTGACTTCTGGTGGCACTGCGGCCACTTATAATTATCAACAAGATATTTCTGTTGCTCAGGGTGGAGCCACTGGTGGAACCGTCCCAGGAGCTGGAATTTCGGCTCCTCCGGCAGGTTCAATCAGTTTTGGCATGACCAACACCAATTACACTCTTTACGCCAACACCGTTGACGTTGGTTCAGCTACTTCCACTTTGTCGGTGGCTGATCTGGTTCTGGGTCGTCAGATTCTGGAGCAGCAGGGTGCGATTAACCCAGGTGACCCAGTTTACGTTGCCATGAACCCGGCTGTCGCTCGCTACCTTTTGGCTGATGACAACCTGACCAGCTACGACTTCAACGCCATTCGTCCGTTGATGAGCGGTGAGATTGCCAACTTCTTGGGCTGTGAGTTCCGTCTTTCTAATGAGATTGATACCGGAATCACTACTTTAATGACTAGCAGTGCTACAGCTCTTACCAACAGTGCAGACAATGCAGGTTCGTATGTGTATATGTACACCCGTAGCTCCATGGTGTTCGGAATGGCTCAGGACATGAGCGTTCGCTTCGACGAGCTTCCTCAGCGTGGTTACTCTCTCCAGGCTTTCCACAGCCTTGGACTGGGTGCTGTGCGGATGGACCCGAAGAAGGTTGTTCGTATCGGTACTTTGGCCTAATCGCTGAATAGGTGAGTGACCCATGTCTGGTAAAACCAATCCGGTTTCGGCAGCAGTCTTAGACTTGTTCCGTAACAGTGGGATTAGTCCTTACGGCTCGACATGGGTCACTCTTTTTACTACTAACCCGACCAGCGATGGAGACGGCTCTACATACGGATCAGGGTATGTGGAGTGGACAGCAACGGGTGCCAGGGTCAGGGTGTACAATGTTTCCACTTCTGACCCCCACTGGACCGCCCCCGCAGTAGATTCTGAGTTTCCAAACAGAATGGAAATCCACAACTCTTCTGTGGTGGGTTGGACCGCTGTTGCTGGCCTAACGGGTTCCGTCACGGTTAAGGGTATTGGGATTTTCGACCAGGAAACGGGCGGGAATCTTCTTTACTGGGACACCTTGGAATCAGAACGCCTGGTTTCTAACGGTGACACTTACCAGTTTCTGACCGGCAGTTTGAAAGTAAGAGAAGACTAATGATTTCCATCAAGGAGTGCGGAGTTTTCGTTTTCAAGCTGTACGACCAAGAGGGCAATCTTCTGGAGGAGAAAAGGGCCAGCAATATGCTGACCAGCGAAGGATCGGCAAGAATGCTGAATCTTTCGTTCAATTCTTCAGCAGCAGGTGGCCAGACTTCGTATGTAGGTTTGATCGACAACTCAGGGTATTCAGCAATTGCCATTTCTGATGAAGCGGCAGATATCCGTCAAACGGGAACAGCAGCGGCCCAAGGTTGGACAGAAATCCTCGACGCGTCTAACTACACAGCCAGACAAGCCGGCACTTTTGGTGTAACAGACAATGGAGGAACCGCCACGGCCTCCAAGGCAACCTGGACTGACGCAACTTTTACCTTTTCCGGCAGCCACACGCTCAAAGGGGCCTTTGTCGCCAATAACAGTACGGTGGGTGCAAACAGCGGTGCGAATGACGCACTGATTGCTACTGCAATTTTTTCAACTGGGGTGATTGCGGTAGACGCAACGACAACCCTTAAAGTCACTTTTGAAATGACTTTGTCATAAGGAGTTTGGTATGACGCAAGCAAGTGGAGAGGCGAGTTGCCACGCAACCCCTGAAGTAATCCGCAATGTTGACGCACAAACCGTAATGGGTGCTTCAACCGCTTTTGAAACCGGCGTTTTTCATGTTCAGCATTTGAACCCTGAGGGTAAAGTGCTTTTTGAATGTACGGTAAAAAACGGAACGACAAAAGAGCTGGCTCAAAACATCTGGAACGTGGTTCGTCCAGCGGCAGATGTTACTGCTGGAGACGCTACTAATCAGTTGGGTGCCTCTGGTCGCTTAACGAAAATTGGTTTGTTTCGATACAACACGGGTGGTACTGCCGGTGCTTGCACTTTCAGCACTGACGATACTTATGGTGGTATTTCTGGTGGCACCAACACCTTTACGGGTGGTGTCGGTGGAAGCAGTCGCACTTTTGCAACTATTTACACCGCTCAGAACTGGCTGGCTTCCACAGACACTCCTGGAACCGGAGATGGTTGCACTTTGAGTAACGCTTCTCCTGTCAGTTTCACAGGAACCGCTACGTCAAATGTTGCTGGAGCTTTTGTGTATGTGTCCGATGCCAGTGACACAGGTACAGCCGCAAAAGGCTGTTTGGTGGCAGTGGCAAACTTTACGAGTTTGATTGCCAGCGTAGGAAGTGCTGACACCATCAACGTGACCTTTACCGGCACCCTGACAGTGAATAACAGCTAATGCCAAAAGTAGGTAAAAAACGCTTCTCTTACACCAAGTCGGGAGTCCAGGCGGCGAAGAAGTACGCCAAGAAGACCGGCAAGGCAATGAAGAAGACCAAAAAGAAAAAATGATACAGACACACCTCTGAGGGGGGGCGACCTGGCGGGCTGTTGCCCCTCCTCTATTAGACTAGGATCAAAATGCCGATATTAAAATTCGAGTTTGATCCAGAATCAAATCCTACATTTATAGAGGGTGGATTTACTTTCCCTGGTGCAACATTTCCTTTTGATGCAACCATCTCATCCATACAAGCTAAATGCACGACCTCCGGTAAAATTTGCAAGATTCGGGTTGGTAAAAAACTTGTCGATGACTTTATTGCGGAAAACGAACTTGAGCAAGAGCCAGCAATGGTGTGGACGGCTGAGTATGGTGGATACACCGACAAGACAAGTACTGGATTATTAACTAATTGGCATAGATTAGATGATTACGTTGAAGGATCTACTCAACCGACGGGTAGTTATAAACCGTTGTGGCAAGATAACCAAGTTAACGGTTTTCCTGCTATAAGATGTGTCGTTTTAGATCATGTCATATTTGATACTCCTATATCATTACGTAGCAATCATGCCTGGACTATATTCATCAATTTTGGAAACTACACACCGTCACTGTATGGGTGTTGTTTAGGATCACGTAATAATTCAGGAACAAGTATATTATCCGCATATCACTGGGCAGGTATTTGGGCAAAACTGAGACATGATGCTGGTGGCGAGTTTCAAGTAAACGCTAATACAGGCACTTCTGGTCAATATTTTGGAGGAGTCAACGCTACACATATTCTAAGATGCGATGGGAGTAATGTTGTATCAATTAGAATAAATGGTCAATACACAGGAAGTTCTACAGTAACGACCGGCAGCCAATATAACTTTGACCGCATAGCGTACTACAAAACAACTTCAACACAGAGATATGGAAACTTTAACCTTACCGACATAATGGTTTGGGATGATTATAAGTTTACAGATGCTGAATGTGAAGATTTAGAAGGTGGATTTACTTCTAAATATAATAGTAGAAGTAAGCTTCCATCTTCGCATCCTTGGGCAAGCGGTAGTTCTAAGACTTCTACAGATGCGTACAACACTCCTAAAACAGTGTCTTCTACTGCGAAAACAAGTTCGTTATTAAATAGCCTAACAACTTCAGATCAAAACCTAACATTAATTTCTGGCGAGTCTTCGATATCAGCAGGGGATCATCTTTGTGTTTTCTTAGACGACTATAATGACTGTGGAACAATTGTAGTCACAGTGAATTATACGGAGGATTAAATGAGCTACTTGTCAGAAGATAATTTACCAGCCGTATTCCCTGAAATTATGGTTATTGATAGCGATACATACACAAAAACCTCTACGGAATCTTTAGAAGATTCTTCCGGAACCCTTCAATTTCAATGGTGTCAATACGAAGGGCCACCTGGGAAGTATGTGACTCGTTTTTGTCGTCCAGATAATACAGCAACTCCTGTTTTATATTATTACGACGAGTTTGACCAGTCTTCTGGGGACTCAATGACTCCAGAGCAATGCCAATTAGCGGCATTGTCTAAGGTCGCTTCGATCTGGAATGCCATCTAGTTATGGCAATTTCTTTTGTTGGCCGTGGTGTCACTCTTTCCGCTCAATCTTCAAATGTTTCAAACAGCATTCCAAGTAATGTTCAGGCTGGAGATTTGTTCATCGGAGCTTTGGGCGTAGAAAGGGAAGACACAACAACGCCAACAATTCGCGTGGGTTCTGAAAACAGTTTAAGTCATCGGCAGCGGGTAAATAGCAGCCGAAGTTCTATTTATCTGTTTATGAAACTTTTGTCTGCTGGAGATATTACCAGTGGCATTGTTGCATTCACGAATAGCGGTCAGCAAATTGCTCGGGTTGGTGTTCATCTCCACCATATGTACTTTAGGGGAGACATACCAACTAACCTGAACGACATTGACATTAATAATTTTTCGGCTCCTCCCCAGGATACTGGAACCGATGCGACAAACAGGATGGCTTCTGGAAACATTACAGCCCCTGGAACAACAACACCCACAACCTGGACAACAACAAATTACCCTCTTGGCAGTATGTTTGTTGGATTGTGGCACCACAGGAATCAGGGTGGTAATCCGTATTCTCTTACACCATCAACAGGCTGGAGTAACTCTGGTCCAGAAAGAACCAATAAATCTTCTTCTGGACTTGTTACTTTTATTACGCCATCTAGCGGATCTTTGGGGTCGTATGTTGCTACCGTCACCCAAGGTGGTGCCAACAACAATACTTCAATAGTTCTGGGTATTCCTCTAACGGCAAGCGGTCCAGTGACCCACACGGGTACTGGCTCGGCTTCCGCCACCTTCGGAGATACGGCCCCCACCGCTACAGCTGAAGTAGCAAAGCAGTATTTCCAGTTTCGTAATGCTTCTGCGAACTTTACTGATACACCTCCGAGTGCCACAGAAGAAGTTGCGAAACAGTATCTGGTAACTCGTGGTTCTTCAGCCACTTTCGCAGATTCCGCTCCAACTGCTTCTGCAACTGTCGTTACCACGTTTACAGAAACCCCTTCTGCTTCAGCGACATTCAGCACGGTATCGGTATCAGCAGAAGTCAGTTTCCCAGGTACAGGAACCGCATCGGCTACTTTTGCAGACACCGCTCCTACTGCCACAAACACAATTGAGTTCACTGTCTACACAGAATCAGTGGGAGCCAGTGCGACCCTGACCTCTGTCGATGCCGTCTTCACGGTTTCTTTTGCAGAACCTGGAAGTGCAGGGGCAACTTTCTCTACCCCGTCAGTGTCAACTTCCATTGTTCAGGGTTTGGCGGTCGGATTTACGGCTTCAGGAAATGCAAATGGCAGTGGAGCGGTAATCCCCGTCAGTGCTTCTGCTTCTGCACTTTTCCCAGCTAGGCAGACTTCAGCGTTAACCACGTTTACCAGGCCGGCAAGTGCAGGGGCAGCCGCCACCATCACGGCTCCTCTCGCTGGGGTAACTTCCAATGTTCCGATTGTAGAGCAGGTATTTACTGCCACAGTCACGGCCACTGGATCAAGGCAGTTTACAGGAGTTGCTTTGGCTTCCTTGGAAGTTAAGGGAACCACTCAAACTCCTCAGTCTTCCGTTTCTCGAAAAGCTGAAGTTTTCTGTTTTGTTACCTTGGCGACAGACACTCAAGACGTAATGAAGGTCTCGGCCTCTACGTCAGTTTCAGCGAAGTACAATATTGACATTGTGACCCCTGTTTCTAGTACCGTTACTGTGGGAACAAGCCATGATGGAGGAGTGAGTAATTACTCCAGGGAAGCCAGTGCAGGGCTAAACATTCTAGCTTCGGTGGACCAGTCTTCTGGAAGTGTGACGAATGCTTCCGCAGTGATTGACGGATTCGGATCAATAAAAGGGCCGTTGTCTGCAATCAGGAATTTTACGGCAATCATAGACGCAAAAGGGTCTATTGGTGCAAATTTGTTGTTAGGAGCAGATATCGTGACCATTACAGAAATCTGGAACGTAGCATTGGTGGAGTTGGGAATCGCCACCGTGAGCGAAAACGACAGCTCACCTCAGGCCCAACTTCTTTCTAACGTGTGGAATGGTGGATTCCGTCAGCAGTTCCTGGCAGACCATGCTTTCCACGGAGCAAAGACCACAAAGAGCTTGAGCCTCTTCACGGATTCCAGCGGAAATGCTGTAAAACCCTCTGGGAATCGGTGGAGCAATGCCTACGAACTTCCCACAGACTACATTCGAGCATTGACCATCAATGGACTGGCTATGCAGCCAAACACCTCGATGGGCCAAAATGCTTGGGAAATCGAGATTGTCAGTGACGGGGCCACGGTTCCCACACTGAAACGGTGCCTTCTTTCCAATGAAGGATCGGTCAGCCTGGAATACATCATGGATATCGGAAATTCCAATATCTCTCTGTTGTCTCCCCTAGTCGCCCACGCTTGTGGATTGGCTCTTGCTGCCCACGTTGCCACTAACTTCGGTAAGAACCCGAGCGAGCAACAGCAGTTGAACCAGAAGGCTCAGGACGCACTGCTGGCGGCCAAAGGAGTAGACGGCCAAGAAAGCAGTCCTCGTATGTTTAGCACAACCTCCCTGTTGGATGTGAGGCGATAAGATGGTCTGGCTTCCTCAAGAACGATTTAGTTATGGAGAACTGAGTCCTCGTCTCTTGGGGATGGGTTCTTCAGAGCAGGTAAAGCAGGGCTGTAAAACCTTGGAAAATGCGGTGGTGACCAGAACCGGAGGAGTGAGGCGGCGACCTGGTACAAAGTACGTTGCCGATCTGCCTTCAGATGTGACCGACGCGTATTTGGTCCCTTACCAGTCAGCGGATCAAAACTATATGCTGGTTTTCGGGTATTCCAACACGGCCCAAAAACTCTACGTTTT